CTCAGGAGATGTTAGATTACTTTACACAGGCGGCGCTACGGGCAACAGTGTAAAAGTATTCGCTACATATATTACTTGACGAATATCAATAAATACACTATATAACCTATTAAGGAGCTTGCTAGAATGTATAGAATTGAACAAAAATTTCGAGCTACATACGAAGGCGAAGACGTTGTAACTCTACTAGAGTTTACCGGTGGCGAATCAACATCAACAACAGAATATGTTGCAAACAATGTATTCAACAACTATCTTACAACTCAAGCAGTTGTAATTGGTAACGGCGACAGCGCAAAATTTAAAGATGGTAAGCTCTTAGAAAAAATTAAAAGTCATAGAGGTGGTATTCTAGCAAGCAACAAACTACAAACCTATGGCACTAATGAAACATGGCGCAATATTGAATGTGATTTTCTAGTAGCTATTAGTGATGAAAATGTTAAGCCTATTGTTGACAATGGTTACTGCAACACTAATATTGTATACACCAATGCAGACATGGTGTTAAAGTATCCAGGCAAACTGTACCTAATACCTCAAGATCCACCTTGGAACTCAGGTGCTATTGCCGCATACCTAGCCGCATTTGATGGACACAGTAAAGTGTTCTTGTTAGGTATGGAAACAAATTCTAAAGAACGTCCATTCTGGATTAAGAGTGCTAAAATGGTATTTGAAACTTATCCAGAAACAGACTTTGTTTATATTACTGAAGGTCCAGATGGAGACTTTCCAAAAGAATGGGAAGCACTAGACAACGTTCGTCACATTGGTGTTTGGGATTTCATCAAGGAAGCTGACATCGGCTAACTTTTGAACAGTTTCTAATTTCTCAACTATACGATCAAATTTAAAACTACGCGATACTCCCGGATGTAATGGACGGGGGTATTTGTGTAAGTACACCCAGCAATATCCTTCGTGTTCTTCATTGAGCGTTGGAAGGAACTCTTGCTCTACTGTAACTAGATATGTGTAAAAGGTAAACTTCTCGTTATCGCTGATAAAAGTTTCTAACGGCACAATCTTCTTGATATCGATATCGCCAATCTCTTCAATGATTTCTCTTTGAAGTCCTGCAACTGTGCGTTCTTGATTTTCAACTTTGCCGCCTGCAATGCCCCAGGTATTTCCGTATTTGCCTACATCACTGCGAAGTAAAAATAGATAGCGTTTGGTATCAAGGGCGTAGATAACACACCCTGTTGCTACTAAATTACTATTCTCCACTCGCCTTCGCGATACAGACCTTCTACGCTTTTTGTCCATTGATTGTTGAACCACTTGTATTGTATGTTTGTATTTAAGTTTGTAACATACTCTACATCATTTTCTGTGCTGGCATCAAATATAACACGCCAGCGTCCGTCACCTGGTGTGTATTCAATGATGTCGTTGGCTCCTGCGATAAAGTTACGATTTTGTCCACCGCCCCAGACATCTGCACTTTCGGCATTTTGTGCGCTACCAATGCGTCCTAGTGTTAGATAACGCACAGGCAGTCCCTGTCTAGCGGCAGGTCTGTTTTGTCCTGGTGAATACGCATCGTTTTCATCATACATTAGGTTAATAATATTTTCGTTAAAAGGATCAATGATACCGTCAATACCGCCGTCTATGGTATTTCCGGGGAAAGTGTCAATGTCTCGATCTGTTACTAATAGTTGAGTAACGTCTTGCGGATTGTAACTAACATACAGTGTTGATTCATAAGTGCGTTCAATGTTAGTCAAACGAATTTCTGATACACCTGCATTTAATTCGCCATAATGATCTATCAATGATTTCCAATTCATTTTGTTTTTAAGTTCTTCTCCTAGTACTAGCTCGCCGTTTTCTTCGGCAACTGCTTCGTTGCGAACAAGTGTAAGAGTATTTCCTGCATAGATAATGCTATAACCATACGGCTCAACAATACGTCTTGATAGATAAGATACATCATCAATAATTTCTGGTGATAGGTTTCCTGTAGCATCATATACGCTGGCAATAGCTTTTTGAATAACGCCTAGTCGTTTAATCTTAGCTGGTGGACTAATCCAAATTGGTAATTCAAAACTCAAGGTGCTAACACTAATATCGTTATTGCCACCAACAGGAACTGTTCTGCTATCCCAGCGTGTTGAAGTTAGTAAAACTGTGCTTAGACTGGTCCAATCAATATAGTTGTCAGTGCTTTGTATTTCTAAACTAGGATTAAACAATGTAGCAATCTGTTCAATGATCTGAAGTTTTTGATCGGTATTGCTGGTCCATATGTCTAGGTTAAGTGTTAGCAAATATGGTACAGGCATATGTCGTTCTACAGTAAAGCTATCAAACTTTGATTCGTCGTATGTGCCTGTTTCGTGATCTAGTCTATGTGAACGCAAATTCATTTTGCTAACATGATAAGGTTCTTGCATACGACGACGATCATATTGTAAATCTAAAATGTATGCACTCATTGCTGGAACAGATGCTAAACTGTTTTCACTGTTATTGCGAATAATTTGTGCGGCTTGTCTGCTAGGATCGCCGTACATAACAGGAATACGCTGAATTGCTGTAGGGCTGGCAGCATCTTCACTACCAAACTCTACATAAAAGTTGCTGACCATACGAATGAATTGTTGAACAAATCTACGGATTTGACCGTCATAGAAAAAATTTTGATGAAATGTATCAGCCATTATTATCAGCCTTAGGAGTAAATGCTTTGCTTAGACTCTGTCTTGTAGTTAGTGTGTTGGTATTGTCCTCTGGATCAATGTATGTGCTAGCATCGCGTCTGAAGTTGCTACGTTGTGTAGTATTACCGTCTCTATTAGGTGTAATCTCTGTTCGTTGTTTGTCCACTTGTTTAACCCATCTTGTTCCATCGTATTTAAACAATCTGTTGGGTAAGAAATCTATTCTTAGGAATAGGTCACTGACTGCTGGACTGCTTGGGAACGCAATACCACTGCCTATATTGTTGCCAAAAATGTCGCCAGTTAAGTAACCAGTCAGTCTAACATCTTCGTTTTGTTCTTGTGCGGCGTTGTCTGCCGCTGTTATTGTTTCATCTTCAGCTGAATATTGTGTATCGTCTGCACTTAATTTATCTTCAGATTCAACTTCAAAATCCTTAAGTTCAAACAAGTGTTCAACATCATACCCACTCTTTGGAACTTCCGC